AGGTAAAATTACACTTGCAATTCCACTTTACTTCTGGGAGACAGGAGAAATAGATTTAGACTACTTAAATGTGCAAAATAATACAAAATTTGCCAGACAAGTACAAAAAAACCACTTGTTTGATTCATCCGGGAACGGATATGAAAATCACTGGTATGCAAAACTTTCTGATGGTACTGCCATAATAGATACAAAACATGTATATCATCCTTTTGTAAACCCAGCAGAAAGATCAAATCTAGATTCAGATTATGCAAGCAATAGTAATAAAGCATATCCTGTAACTGCTTCTTTAGTTAGTTCTAGTGGGCCAGGGACAGAAAATTTACATGATTATAATTTCGGATATTTACCTTATTCAGTAAGCTTTTTAAGGAATATGGACAGCAATTCAAATACATTACCTACCTATCTAGATGTTGTTAATAATGCAAATACATTGTTAACAGATTCTGCTGATGAGCTTACAAATAAATTAGTTTTAGATCGAAGTTATTACATTTCTCTATCCTCTTTTAAAACATCTAGCGAAAGCAAAACACCTGTTTATTTAAATAAAGATAGCAGTCTTTCTAATTTAAATAATTCTTACAAACTTTTAAATCATAATAGATTTTTAACTCATGAAAAATATTTTGAAAATAATATCGATGAAGTTTTACTTAGACGACAAAATGGTTTAGAAGTATTAGATAATAATGAAAATTTATGCTTGAATGAAAAAATTTATAGATCTAAAATTTATAAAAAGTCTGGAAATAGTTTTAAAGAAACATCTTACTACTTGATTTATAAAATTCACCAAATGAACATTAATAGTAATGAATCTGTGGGTACTGTAGACAATCCTATTAACAGGTATAATATTGTAGAGATACTTTCAACAGACTCTAATTATTCTTTGTTTGAATTAGATAGACTTTCAAGTAATCAAACAATGTTAGGTTTTAAAAATACTGATATAATAAGAATATATGAAGATAGCTTACTTGAAAACAAAAGATATCTAGGCGAAAAAGATGATATACCTTACTTTGAAATAGATCTTTCATCGAAAACTGCTTCTTTTACTAATGCACCAAATGGTATTGTACAAATATTATATTCACATACATCAATAGATAGTAATACTATTGATATCACTAATGATATTAACAGTCTAAGCAACGTTTTTAACATTGAAAACAAGCATGATGCTTATTTGGATAATACAAAAATTGTTAAAACAGGAAACTTAGGGGCAGCTATTTTTAATATAGATAGTGGCACAGAAGATACACTTTACAGAAAATATGAAAGACAAGAAGATGCAGTTCTTAATTTCTTTTATGGCTTTAGTAGATCAAAAGACAATAGATATCCAATAGACAAACTTGACGGGTTTAAATACGGTGTTGAAAATGGAAACAAGCAAGCATTACAGTATCATTACAGTAATAAAAGCTATGGCCAATTTTCTGATAAGATTTTAGGTTCTACTAATTGTGCCCTAATAACACAAGAGACTTCTGGCGCACTTAGTACAACATATACAATTAATAAAACTTTTGTTGATGAAAACTTTATAAAAATTGAGTCAAGTGAGACACAACATACTTATAATACAGATACACATGAAAGGAGCACGTATCCTTTTATTGAAAACAGTAGTGATGCTTTATCACAATTTTACGTGCAATCTTAAACATAATTCGAGAGTTATAAATGTCAGGAATATTAGATAAAAAAAGTAGAATTTTTGATTTTGTCATTACTAAGAACGGAAGAGCGCAGCTTGAAGATAATGACATTAGATATAAATACGCGACTTTTAGTGATCGTTCAATAGTATATGCTAAAGACTTTGAAGCTTCAAGTATAAAAAAAGCTGATGTAACAAATTCTGAAATTCATTATGTTCCTTTAGAAGCTACATCAAGTGGTAATGATGAAATAAATCCTGAATTTGATTTAAGGAAATACTTTTTTGGATCAAAGTTAAATCCCAGAGAAGGAGAAGGAGTCGCACCTTCAGGATTTAACTTTGATGACTCAGTCAATTCTTACATACAACAAAATTCTTTAGGTAGCTATTTACAAAGTTTAGGTTATTTAAGAACAAAAAGAGACCTAAATAGTGATAAAACTTTAACGTTTTTTAATAACAATACTATAAATAAAGATATTGACTTGTTTAGTAGCACAAAAAATTACAATACAGTCAAGTTTGTAGAAACAAGAAAAGAAAGACTTCCTGTTGTTGCTTTAGATAGAAGATTTTCTCACAAAAGAAATTTTAGTTATTTACCTCCTAAAGATATATCAGGAAACGAGCTTTATCAAAAAGAAGATTTTAATCATGTTGATCATTTATCTAGTGAAAATATTCTAGGATATGTTTTTCCTAAGTATAGATCTCAGTCTTTAAATAAGTTAGATATTGAAAGCTCAAGAGAAAAAAACATTCTAAAAATCATTAAGGATCTAGAAAGAAATAAGTCAATTCATAAAAAAGAGTTTGAGCTAGAAAATCCTACTGAAAATAGTGATTTTATATTTGAATTATATGAGGTTATTAATTCTTATGATAGTTTAACACCGAGAAATATAATAAAGTCAGAACTTGAAAAACTACATTTTGTCAATATAGGGGAATTCTATGATAAAGAAAACTTTAAAACAAAAAAATTATATTTAATAGGTAAATTTTACAATACTAGAGAAGACACAAAAGAACTAGATGTTTTGTTTAGTATGAATAACGGACAAATAAACTTAAAAAGCAAAGATGCGTTTGCTTTGTGTGCTTTCTTTTCTTTTGTTTGCCTATTTACTTTAGTTGTAGAATAAAAAAATATCAGGGTTAAATTATGTTAGTACTATCAAACACAATTAGAAGAGTTTTTACAAAAAGATATAATATTGTACCAGAAAGTTTAGCTTCTGAAAATTATACTGTACAACTTGACGTAGAATTAAATAAGAACAAAAATTTAGAAAATATTGCAAAATATTTTGAAGTTAATTTTTATTCACAAAAATCTTTAAATGACATAAATGTTTCATCTTTTAAACAAGTTTTCCCAAATAGATATTTAAGCAATTCAGGTAATTTAAAAAGATATCAAGCAAATAAAGAATTTAATCAAAGTTTTAAAAATGATATTAGAAAAAACATTTTTATAGATTATCATACAAAACTATCAAATGAAAATGAAGTTATAAAGGATTTGATACCTTTTAATAAACAGAACTTTATTGAAGGCAGCAACGTCTATAGAATCACTTTTAGTAATATAATCTCAAATATTATCAAAATTAGAAGCGAACAAGAAATTCCTTTTAATAATGTAAGAGTTTTTATACTAGATGAAAGAAAAAATATTATTGCAAAAACTGATTTTTTGAGTATTGATCTTTCTATAAGTAATATAACTAAAAAAAGAGCTGCGTTTATAGAACAAAGCGGCGAAAATCTACCTGCATATTTAAGCAGTTTACATTTAAATAATTTAATACAACAACTCAATAAAGACTTTTTTACTTTATCACGTTTAGGTGATCATATTACTTTAAATAATCCTAACAAATTGTCTTATGACTTTGAAATAAAGCAAATAATTTTAAAATACTTTACTAGTCAAGATAGAGATAGTGTAGAAAGAGTAACTTATAGATCATATCTGCTTAATCCTTTTAACCTGAATTCTTCTAGTTTTGACTTTTACAACAATAGTACAAGATCAAACAAAGAAAATTTAGATGAAATTCAAAATAAAATATGTAAGAATATGATAATCGGACATAATATTTTTAGATTTGAAATTGATTTCTATCCTATGGAAAGTTCTCTACCAAAGTTTACTAAAGAAATAGTGTTTTCAAACTTAGACCCGTTTATTATTTATTGCTTTAACAATAAGAAAGATGTAATTAGTAGTAAAATTCAAGATGCTTTTTCTAATCGTGATGTTATTATCACACCAAGTGAAGAAAATATAGGTTTATTAAACTTAAGATTTAAAAACATCCAACTAGAAAGAGAAATTTTAGAAAAAATAAATATATCTAAAATCTACAAAAACGAAGAATTTTATGAAATTAAACATCTATACAATACTGAAAATTTTAATTTAAGCAGTAAAGTAGATTATAAAAGTTTAAATTATCTAAACATTTCAAATAAAAGCCTAAATACTAGATTAAGTTTTAATGATAAAAATATAGCGTTTATCTTTACATTAAAAAACAATTTAATTGATTTTACTCGAAACTGGACAATAGAAAAAGATATTACACATAAATCTTTAAACCAGAATCAAGACTTTTTAATTTTAAATTCTTTTTTAAAGCAAAACTTAAACTATGAAAATATAAATTTTAATAGAACACTAGATAGTAACAACAGCGCTATATTTTCATATGATAGATTTATACTACGTAACTTAGATAATTTAAGGAACTTAGCATATAACTTAGGTTATTCAGCAGCAGACAATGTTTCAGGTGACGTTGAAAAATTTTTAAAAAATTGTGTTTTTCATATTGAAAACGAAACTATAATTAATGCAAAAAGCACAAAAAGAAGTACATTTAAAAACGTATATGCATTTGGTGCTGAGCTTTTTAATTTTGACAACTTTCAAAATAACTTTATAACTTTTGAAGAGACTTATTTGAATAAAATAAAAACAGAAGATTCTACTCTTTTTGTTTTTTTTGAAAATATTAGAGTATTTTTTAATACTAATACTGAAGATTTGCTTGATGCATATACAAAATTAAGTTTTATCAGTAATGATATGAGTATAGAGAACAAAATAACAATTAAAAGTTTATGTTTTCCTGAAATAATGACAAAATTTAAGTACCCAAACACTAATATTATTGGTGACGTAATTAAAATAAACGAAAGTGTTATTTTTACTCCAGAAGAGGAACAAGCTTTAAATAACGTAACAACATCTTTCTTGTCATCTAAAACAAGAAATGTAATTAATATTAAGAACTATAAAAATATTTTATTTAAAGATAATGTTAGAAGAGTGAGACAAGATAATTTATCTGCAAGTGACTTTGCATCTTTCTTTAGTTTGCTTAATCAAAACACAGTGTCAGAAAATAACAGTAATTCTTTATATTCAAAGACTTATAACATTAACAAGCAACAAATTCTTGATTTAATTAATATTAATAAAAGTTTCCCAACAGTAATATTAGATGCTGAAGAAAGATCCTTCAATAATGTTTTTTGTGATTTAAGTATAGATGATTCAGGTTATATAAATTACATAGACTTTCCGATAAATTATAGCTTCCTACAGACATCATATAATCCAGAAATTGATGGATATAATTTTAGAATGATAAATTTTTTAAATGACATTACTAAAGATATAAAACTAGATATTCAAAAATTAAGTCCTTTTATAAGTAGTATTAATAGCATAAGTAATTTTAAAACATCAACTCATTTTCTATTTTCAGATCAGAAAAATAATGTAAGTAAATCATTTAAAGATAAACTTGAGCAAGACCAGTTACTTTCTTTATATTTAAAACTTGTAAGTTACAAAGGAAAAGAATATATTACATATAGCAATAACTTTTTACAAGACGCTAACACTGAAAGCAGTCTAAATTTTCCATCATTAAGAAGTGGTCATGATACATCACATGAATACACTGAAGATGTTGGAACATTAGAGTTTTTTAATATAAATCAAGATAGACTATTTAATGATTTTGTTAGTAACAGCTATTTTTCAAACTTTATAAATCTTTTAATATTACAAAACAGTTTAAATTATTTGCATAAAGTTATAATAAGAAGTACATTAACAATGAATATTAAATTAAAAAATGATGTAGAAAAATCAGTTGATCTATTTTTCAATAATGAAATCTTACCAATTAATTTAGTTAATCAATATAGAGTTTTTAACAACAATATAAGTATAATCAATGTAAACAGTATATAAAGTAAGGTTTTAATTAATGGCTTTTACAATAAACTTAAATAGACTTACGTCTCAAAAAAATAAATTACAAGAAATATTAAATACAAATACAGTTACTATTTCAAACAATAGAGAAAACTTACTCGAAAAAAGCCTTGAAAATGAAGGTTCTACACAAAAGTCACTAGCAGAAATATTGTCGGAGCTCTCTTCTTCTTTAAAAGAAAACACTTCAAAGGTAAAAATTGAAAGAAGCTTGCCTGTAGCACAAAACAACTCAGCAACATCTGAAATACGTAAAGAGAATATCGTAGATAGCTACAGTTTTAGTGATATTATAAAACCTTTAGAATCTATCACAGTAAACATAAACCCGCAAGAGACAAAAACGTCAGGATTTAACTTAACTTTAGAAGACGTAACTAGACCTAACGCGTTATTAGACTTAGATGCAACAAGTAACGCTAACGAAAGTATTGAATCTACAGAATCAGTAGTATCTCCTGTTGCATTTTCTCTAGAAGAAACTATTGATGAAGAAGACGCTGACTTGTCTGATTATGTTAGAGGGGAGTATAATACTGTTAGCAATAGTAATATAAACTTTCTATACTCAATTGAAAACAACTCTTCTATAAATTTAGATAGAGACACACTTCATAATGTAATCAATTATAGGAAAGAAGCAAATTTAAAAGAAAGTGAAATTTTAAGCAATAAATTTAATCTATACGCAAGTTCAGAGAAAAATAAAAATTCTATTCATAGTGTTTTTATTGATAAGTTTGAAAAATACAAAGATTTTCTAGGTTATTTAACAAACGGAATTGATGAAAAAACTGAAATTGTAAAAAGAAATTCAATTACTTTTAATCTAAGAAAAGAGATTTATTCAAATAAAGGAATTTATTTCAATAACGTACTTAATACCTTAAACGTAAAAAATAAAAAAAAATATAAAGCAAGTGTTTTTAAAAAAGACAATGATATTACTTCATCAGACTTAATAATAAAAGAAAATGCATTTTTAATAGACGAAATTATTATTAAAAATAATCTTTTTTATTTAAGTGAGAGTTTTGACTTTGCTTTTCTAGAGCCTATTAAGACAACATCAAATGATATTTTAATACAATCTTTTGTTAATCTTTCTAGGTCAATTAATACAATTTCAAGTAACTGTTTTTCAAACAACTACAAGAATGAAAATAAACTATACATTAACGCTGATATAGAAAAGAACAAGTGTGTATTAACTGAGAGAGAAGGATTTGATGTTTTTCAAAACTTAGGGTTTAAAAATACAAATCTTGTACCTGAAGATCTTTATGTATTTGCAAGTGTAATAAAACCATATCAACCTGAAACTGGTAGTTTTGGGATTAATATTAATACAGTAGACTTTTTTAATAAACAAAATGAACTAAACAATAGTCTTTTTAACGTTTTAAATTTATCTGGAAATTCTTCACCTTTAGAAGTAAGAATAAACTCGTCTTTAAAAGAAATAAACAAGATTTTTAAAGGTTCTATCTTTGAATTAGATATAATTGATGAAAACAGTAAATTGATTTTAGATGAACCTATTTTAAATTTAGATAATATACTAAACAATCCTTCGGGAGTTGCAAGAAATTTCCCAAATAATTTTTCTCTGTCTAATCTTGAAAACATACACAGGCTTTACTTGAACTTTGTAGAATTTCAAAACCAAAATACAAAAGCTAGAGTTTATTATAAAGATAAACCGATTAGCTTAATAAATTCAAATAACTTTAATGATTTTGATCATGACGCTAATTTAGACATAAATGATTTACTAATAAAATTAAAATTAGATAGTGTTGTTAAAAGCAGTAAAAAATCATATCTGGAAAATAACAATGTAAATATTGATTTTTTAAATCAGATTATTACAAATATTAATTTGTCAACAAAAACAAACAAAATGATTTCATATAGTAAAGATAAAAAGCATGATTTTTCTATATTAAACGAAAATTCAAAACTTTATGATTTAATGTTTACTAAAGATGGAAACACGCACTATAGTCATTCTGATGTCATTTCAAATCATAAAGTAAATAAACAAAAATATCGAGGATTAGACGAGTTTAAAAGAAAAAATTTAGTAATTAATAATAATAGAAATAAAATAGTCAATGAAGTTAACAATTTTATTTCTTATTACTATCCTGACAGTAATTTTATGAGCACATCATTCTTACTTTACTATATAATGTCACCTACAGTTATTCCTAATAAACTTTCTAATTTAGTAGGTAATAAAAGTCCATTAACAAATAAAGATGAAACATGTCAAAGTCTGTATTTTAACTTTTATAAAAACAATCAAATTGATAGTAAAACAAAAGATACTGTAACTAAAAGATTTTTAAAGAGAGTGCTAATGAACTGTAAAAAACACACAGCTTCATCATTACATAATAAACCTCTTAATAATTATTCGTATAAAGAAATAAATCCTAACAAATATACAAAAAGCTTGTTATCTAGTACACAAAAATACCTTAATGATATTCTAAACTCATCTGAAAATCTTGCAACAATTAGAGACTCTGTGTATTCTTTGAAAAACATCAAAGAAGTTTCAGATATTTGCAACTATAAAGCTTTTACTAATTGTAATATACAAGATAACAATTCTATTGATTTAATTTCTGAAGAAGAGAAGAGAAAATATTCTATATCGATTACAGGAAACATTCACTATAGTTTATTTCCTTCACATGTCCTCGTCTATCCTTTTATAATTACTTCTATTGCAAAAGATCAACTTGGTTTTTACTTTGATAAAATAGAAAAAAATGAAATAAAAATGATAGAATCAGATGACAACATATCAGAGTTTATTGTCAAAAAAGAAGGAAGTCTAGATATAACTAGTAACACAAATATTATATTTAGAATAGTGCCTAAATCAATGTTTACAGACACTATGACAGAAAGAAGAAAGATTTCTAGAGAATTTCCGTATATAGAAATAGAAGACTTGTTTGATTCTGTTTTTTATAATGCTAATTCTGTTTTTTATAAAATAGGAGTTAATATACTTGAACTTTTATATCTAAACGTAAGAGACTTTAATCTTTCTTATTTTGAAGAAGAAAAAGAAATAGACACATTTATAGAAAATAATTCTTTTATTTTATCAAAAATAGAATCTTTATTAGAAGTTTATAGTGACTTACACTTAATAAGATTCGCTAGAAAGCAAAGAAACATTGCAAAAAAATATTATAATGAGACGTTAAGGAAAGATTTTGATTTCAGTTATAACTCAGTAATAAATAACAGTGGTCTATCTGTAAATGGTAAAATAATAGATTTTGACAATGAAGAAAGTCTTAATAACGAAGATGAACCTTTTGAAGAAATCAGCCAAGAGCTTGAAGCTTTTCTAATGAATGAAACTGCATATAATGTAAATGAGATAAGTTTATCTTCAAGATTTTCAAAAAATGATCATAAAGTTTTTAACATATTTAAAAGTTTTATGATGTCTGATGTATATCAAGCTTTCAATATTGATATTGTAAATGGCTTTATAAAGTACCAAGATAAACTTCAAATTATGACTCGAAAACAACTATCTTTTAGCAAGACTTTAGATAAGATTAGAAATTACTTGGATGATAAATTTGCATTATTTTATTTAGTTGTAGAAAAATATTTTTATAATTACATGTTTATAAACTCTTTGAGTAAAAAACTTTTCAATAATTTATATGTTAACAACAAGCTAGAAAACTTTATAAAAGACGGATTTGAAAATACTGGATTAGACTTTTACGAAAAAGACGAATTTTTCCAAATTCAACAATCTTTAACTGAAAATGATATATTATTGACGGAAAGATTTCCAGATGTCGATAATGGTGAAGAAGTTATTATAAAAAACTATATAAATTCTAGCTTCTATACTTTTGGAATAAAAGATTTTGAAACAGAAAATATACAGTTTAATAATCTTTTTAAATTTACGGTTTATATAGTTGATGTTTTTAATTTAAATCATATCTATCTTCCAAAATCTTATATTTTTAGTCCACTCTTTACTAAAAAAGGAAACCTGCTAAGTGAAGACTTCTCTAACGTTTTTAATTTTATTGACAAATCTATTGGGTATTTTAATTTAGACGAAAATATTGAAAAAAGACTTGGTTTAGATAACTACGAAAATTTAATTGATTTAGATGTTCAAGACAATCCTTTTTATGCTGAGTTAATTAAGAAAAAGTTTAACATTGAAAATGACGAGCTAGTACAATTGATTTTTAATCAAATCATCAGAAGTCACATTATTTCAGAACAAAATGAGATTTTTATAAAAAACATTCACGGGATTCAACATATAGATGATTCTGAAGTTATTAGAGATAATGATATAATCAAAAGTTTTTATGAAATAGATGATGCAGAATTCTTTAATATTTTTGATATAGAAAAAAGAGAAGTTTTTGACAATAAAGGCATCTTGTTTTTTCCTGAAATGTTGTCAAGTCAAAAACAGAAAGATACCTTTATATTTTATGAATTAGTTAATAAACTCAGCAAAATAGGCGATTATAAAGAAGTATTCTTAAAAGAATATTATGAAACGTTTACAATTTCAGTTAATCCTAAAGATTATTACTATTATGATATTACTGGCCAAACTAGTGCATTTGAATCAGATTTTACAAATAATTTTGAAAGTTCTATTTGGGAAGATAGTATGATTAGTTATATAAAGACAAATATAGTTGATTTACCTACTGAGGTTGGTTTGATTAAGAAGTCAACTCTTAATATCGACAACATTAAAGTTATAATAAAACCAGAGATAATATAAAATGACAAATTACAGTTTTTCAAATAACATTGACTTTTCTTTTAATGTTAAAAGCAAATTTACTTATAATTTTTATGACAAAAACGAATCATTAGTAAATGACAATGAAATTATAAACAAACTTAATAATCCTCTTAGTTTTATTGAACTAGAAATTGATTATTTAACACAATATGACAAAAGAATAGAAAAATACTCATCTTTTTATGATCTTTCCTTAAAAGATTCAATACAGGTTCTCAATAATAAAAGTCTTAGGAAAAGTAATCTAAGCCTGTTTAACAAGCTTCATGAAGAAAACGAAAGCTTTATTTCGACATCAAGTGATATTAAGATTGAAAACATAGAAGACTACAATAAAAAACTCAATATTTCAAGCTCGGGCTTTGAAAGTGCTATTAGTTTTATCACAGATAACAAAAAAATAGAAATTAATAGAAACATATTAAAAAAGTATAAAGAGACAAACAGAAAAAACATAATTACTTCTAAGAACATACTAAATTCAATAAACAAGTTTGAAAAGTTATTTAGAAAAAGTCAATATGAAGATTCTTTTTTCAATTCAATAGAAATTGCAGAAAGTTTTAATCCATTTAAAATAAGTTCAATGTCAGAATTTATAGCTTCTACAGAAATGTTTTATTTTAAAAATATTGGTATCATGATAGAAAAATACTTTGTTGAAGAAGATGATATAGAAACTAATTATATAAAAAAAGATACTAAGTTTTTTAATATTGAGGATGAAAACAATAATAATAAAAAGTCGTTTCTTTTAAGAGATGATTCAGTAAAATATGGAAAAAAATATGTATATGCAGTTTATCCAGTTTATGTTGTTACATTGCCTTACAAAAATGATTACTATTTGACAAGCAGTTATATTTTATGCGACTATCCACATGTGACTGAAGAAATTATTTGTAAAGAATTCAAAAGACCTGTAAGTCCTTCAAGGATATCATTTAGATATTTTGAAAAAGAAAGATTCTTAGAAATAAATTGGTCAAAACCGCTAGAAGAGCAAGGTGATGTAAAAGGGTATCAAATATTTAAAAGAAATACGTTAGATGAACCTTATACTTTAATTAAACAGATAGAATTTTTTGATACTGAAAATGATGAGCTTTACGAGAAAAATAAAAATGTAAGTTTAGAAATTATTGAAAAAGTTAATTTTGACAAGAATTATTGTAATGATAAAGATTTTCTCTTAAATAAAATACAGATTTATACGATATGTTCTATTGATGCTAGAGGATATGTGTCAAATTATAGTATGCAATTAGCAGTATTTTATGATCAGATAAACAAAGAAATCATTATTGATACAGTAAGTATTTCTGGTGCTCCTTTACACATGCCTAATTTACTCATACCAAGAAAAACTAAGTTTTTTGAAAATGATGACAAAATTGTAAACAATACACCATACGAAGAAAATGTTACAAAGTTTACTCTTTACTTAACGCCAGAATGCACTTCAGTTATCTCTGAAGATGGTGCTGACAATAGAGTGCTTTTAAAAGAAAATTATAAGCTTAATGTACTAAACCTGAATACAGCAGAAAGCTATATTAATAACATAAACATAAAAAATATTTAATTCTTATCGTGTTGATATTTACCTTTAAGAACAAAATGTTATATTTAATAAAAAAGTGAGGTATAATTTAGATGGGATTTTTAAATCACGCAACAAACAATATAATTATCGACGCAGTTTTGACTGAACGTGGTAGAGAGTTATTAGCTAGAAATGATGGTTCTTTTAATATTACAACTTTTGCATTTGGCGATGACGAAGTTGATTATAGTTTAATTAAAAAGTATAGCAGAACAATCGGAAAAGAAAAAATCATTAAAAATACTCCTATTTTTGAAGCTAATCCAAATGAAAATATTGCTATAAAACATCCTTTAATATCTTTTCCAAATCCTCTGTTGAGAATTCAGCAAATGCCTACTTTAGTAAGAGACGACAGTGTAGAAAATGCAAATGTATCACTTTTTGATACAAGAGAGTCAGAAAACTCAGATACAGGTGTACTAGCTACATTAAAAATTAAAAATAGTTTAAATGCTACAGATATTACTGCACTTGATCTTAATATTACTGACGGAGCTTTTTATGTTAAGATGCATAGAGATCTTCTAAGAATGAGTAATGGCCAGTTTATCGATACAGACTTAAACGGAATCGATACTTATCAAATATCAACTGAAACTTTACGCGCAGGTCTTAGAGAATGGGATAATCAAAAATTTGCTGATATTTCGATTTTTAGTAATGGTGTTGTTACATCGTCTGCATTTACAAAATATGCAGCAATAGGAAGCAATGCAACAGTAATAAACACATCAGTACAAGTTGTAGGTGCATCTTCTGGAGCTTCAATAGTTATTCCATTTACAATTACAAAAAGAAACTAAGAAAGAATATTAAATTATGACAGATATAGTAGGATCATATATTACAATTGAGCAAAGTAATTTAAATACTAGCAAATCTTCAGTGCAACAATTAGTAGATGTTGTTCAAGTAGATATTGCTAGTGCTAATTCAGAAAATACAAGAAAGTCTTATGAAGTCTTTACAAGCGGTTCAGCTGATACAGCTAATATTACAAGTTCGCTTTTTCAAACTGTCTATGACCAAGATTTTACTTTAGGCACAGCAAATCCTTTGTTTGATATTTCTATTGGCTCTTTACTTGAAGAAGATTCTAGTGGAAATCTTACTGTTAATAGCATAACTTCACCTGCTATTAGTAGAGATGCTGGTGGTAAAATCACAGGATTTAGTAATACAAGCGCAATGATGAGAGAAAAAATAAGCATTTATAAGCAATTTGCTCAAAATTTACTTGGTGATTCTAATTCTTCTTTTTTCTTGCCTCACTCAGCAAATAGTGAAGTTGCTCTATTACAAGACGAATCTAATGCTTTAACTAGAGATAAAAAAATTAGAGCTGCTATTTTTATTTGTTTTAGACGCTTGTTTACTAGAGATAATATTTTTAAAGGTTCTTTTGGATTAAGGCTTGAAAAAAATGCAGCAAAACTTTTTAGTGATATTACAGTATCATCTTCTAGCCCTTTTAGAACAGCAGGAACAAAAATTACAAACTTAGATGTTGAGCTTCCTTCTACTGAGACTAGTTTGTTAGTTGTAGATGATAGTCTATCAGTAACAAATTTAACAGTAAGTCCCGTATCAGGAGAAGTTTCAACATTATTACAAGGTGATATAAAAGTTGGAAATATTTTTTATGACTTAGGAATAATTGTTCTTGATGCTGAACGTGTTTTGGATGTTGACCAGATTGTTAGAGGATTAATAGATTCGACAAGAACTGGTAGCACATCTAATGATACAACTGGACCTTTTGCTGTATATGGCAGAATTGATACTAATGCTGCAGCTTCAACAAACAACTACTTTTATCCTGTTTATACAGCAACAAGTGCACAACATAGTTCTGTTCACACTAATTTTCAAGTTGTTGGTAATGATGATGCTGATGGTGTTTTAAAAGATTTCTATTATAATGCTAATTCTATACAAGGAGGAGATAATTTTGGTTCTGATAGTTTAACGCAATCAAAACATCCCGCAGATCATCCTTATTGGGCAAATATACCATATCCACTATGGTCTAGTAATAGTAATTTGTTTTATTCTGGAAATGCTGTAGAAGAAACTAACGGAAAACTTTTATTTAACAATAAAACTTATCCAAATTTATGGGTAAGTGGTACAATAGATGATGTTTTAGATCACATTTGTACTACTAGATTTGGCAGAAGTAATTTATCAGCAATTACATTTAGAAATGAAACTACTTTAAATTCATCGCTTATTTTCTGTAGAGCAGCTCCTACACAATTAAATTATTCAACTAATCCATCATATACTGATGATGATGGAAATATTATTGCTACTAGTTCTAACGGAGAGCCTTTTAGTTTTATTACTACAGTAGGACTATATGATAGTGGTGGAAGTTTATTAGCAGTAGCAAAAACTAGTCGCCCAATAGAAAAAAATCCTGAAACTGATCTTTCAATTAGAATTAGACTAGATTACTAAGGTAATATTTTATGACTCTTGTTCCATTAAATTATAAAAATTTTGTTAAAAATAAAGTAAAAAACACAATAAATGTAAAATATAAAGAGTCAGATCCGACAACGTATGTTTATGATAACTATTTAAACACAAATGCTGTTTTAAATACAGAAGAACATGATAATTTAACAACAGAAGAACTTAGTCTTGCAAACAACAATAATAATGCACTGGATAAAATAAGCGACTTTTTTAGCGTTGTAAATAATACTGAAGGCTTTATGGTTACAGAGGCCAAAAATTATTTTGAATTTAAAGATAGTAAATTTAGCAATGTGAATGTTACAAACAATAATTTAAAGTCATTTAACTTTAGAAATACACATAAAATTGAAAGAATAGAACAAAAGTTTCTTCCGCAAAATATTGAAATTCAAAAAAAAAATTATGTTAAAAATAGTTTATACAAAGAATATCAAAAAAATTATTCTTTAGACTATTACAATAATTTAGAATATGGTTTTTGTAACTGGAATTCTATAAACTTCTTTTCTCAAAGATATCAGAATAACAAAAATCACTCAAATGCTATAGTTTGGCCTAATCCAAAAACAAAAAATGTTGGAAGCAACGTTTACAACAAAAATACATATGATTTTATAGAAAATAGCTTTAATTTGTCTCTTTATTTGAATTTGAGAAAAAATTATAATGATTCTTCTAATCCAGAATGTATTTTTCATATTCCAGACTTAATATCTATATACAGTATAAGAGCATATAATTCAAATACAGATCATAAAATCGGTATATGTATAGGTGAAAACGCAAAGAAAAAACTTGTTAATATTACGAACTACAATTCGAATACTAATAGTTCACAATTATTAGCCAATAACAGTGTCTATGTTTCATCAGAATTAAATATTCTAAATAACAGGTGGTATAACTTAAGTTTGAATTTTAGTAAAAACGCAAGCAATTCTAGAGGTGTATCACTTTACATTGATGGTGAATTAAAATTTGAAGTAGAAATGACTATTACACAAGATGTAAGTTCTCTAGAAAACAGTTATATATCATTAGGAAACAAACCTGATTATAATGTAACTGATTTTAATTATGAACATTGCTTTTATCAAATGTTTGCAAGAATTTTTGACAAAGATATATCATTAGGAAAGAACAATAGTTGGCAAGCTACAGGTAATGAATTAATTGATGTATTAGATCCAAGTTATTACGGTAATATCTCTTACAATGGAAATGCTTTAACAAATTCAGAATCGTTTCATGGAGAAATACATGATATTAGAATTTATAATGATGTCTTAGAAGAAGAAAAAATTCTTTTTAATTCCAAAAACGTAATTTTTTCTCTAGAAAATGAAATTAGAGAGTACGCGTTACAATTCTATGTCCCAGTTCATTATATACCTTCTTATACACACAAAAAAGAATCATTTAATGCTTCAGCTGGAAAAATAAATCTTCGTTATTCTTGTATATATAATCCTGTTTTTGCAAATACTTGTGGAGGATTAAATGTTTCTGTTGAAAGCTATTTAATTGATCTAGTAAATCATACTAAACCAAATGTAATAATCGGTGGTGATGAGACTTTATATGTTTATAACGATAATTTAGTTAATAGTACTTCTCAATTAATAGATAATTCTCTTGATGTATTAGATATAAAAAAAGGTGTTTTAGCTCAGTCTATATACAATAAAAATCTTAAAGATGGGACACATCAGAATAGATCTATTAATTTAGACAGCAATTTATCATATAGGAATTTATTAATACTGCCAAATGATAATGGAATTCAAAATGTAAGATTTGATATCATTAAAGAATTTTTAGAAAACTATAATAAGATAAATTATGATCAAAGTCAAGTTAATAATAACAAATTATATAATATTGAAATAGAAAACATATTCAGTAAAGATTATTTAAATAGATCATGGAGATCTTTTGATATTAGTTTAGTAAATAATATCCCTGACTTGATTACAAATTCAACAAGTAAAATAATTATAGTTAACGGTGAAGAAGAGACTTTTGAAAATAGAGTATCTGGAAGAGACTTAGATGCTGATATTTTATTTACAGTAAGTAATATAATATTTCATGATTCTAGACTAACAAATATTGAAGACGCAAGCACTGAAATTGTTAATAGTGATTCTTTTAATCTATTAAAGAGAAACCATACAAATATATTTAATAAAATTATAGAAAAGTATGATATTACAAAAAGTAATCCAGTGCTTAGAGAATATAAACAAGATGTTAATAGTACTGCTATTAATAATACTCATTTAAATACTACAGTTTCTTTAGAATACAAAGAAGAAGATATAAATTATCTAAAATTACCAATTCCATATTCAGTATTTAATGTAGATTATGATAGTTTATTTACTACTATCTTTGACATTTCTAGTAAATTGTACAATACAAAGATTAAAAAAAATACATTTTTATTAAAAGATACTGCTTTAGAAACTACAAATAGTAATATAAACATATCTTTAAAAGATAATTCAAAAGGTGGTTTATACAGAAATAACTGTTTAACTAAAGTAGCAGAATGGAACTACGTAGGACATGTATTTTATAATGATGGTATCGTTTCACTTAATCGTCCTGAATTGTCCTCTTATTTTGGTAAAGATGATTTTGAATGTGAATTTGAATCAGACTTTATGTCATATGTTCATGAAATTAATATTCCTGTTAATAAAGGATTATTTGATGTTTCTTCTAATACTTCTTATAATAAAGATTTAAGGCAAGATGAAAGTGCATTTAACTCTGAAGAGAGTTTTGTTTATATTACAGATATAAACTTACATGATGAGAATCTAAATATTGTAGCAAGAGCTAGATTAGCTAGACCTGCTCCAAAAAAGAAATCTGATTCCATCCTCTTCAGACTTAAAATGGACTATTAATGGTAAAACAACAAGAATATAGTGTAGGACTTGACATATCAACTTCAATCATTGGAATGTCTCTCTTTTTAGATAATAAACTAGTTAAGTTAATGCATGTCGATTTGACAAAGACGAAATGTATGTTTGACAAAGCAAGTAAGTTTGAAGAAGAGTTTGAGCAAAAGATATTAAATGATGTATCTACAGACAAAAGTCTAGATATCAAACACATCTATATAGAAGATACACTACAAAGCTTTAGTAGAGGACTCTCTTCAGCAAGAACATTAATGCAATTATCAAGATTCAACGGGATTGTTTCAAATATAGCCTTTAGAATCACGAGGATTAAACCTGTTTTTATAAATGTTAACACGGCTAGGAAAACATTGGGAATAAAAATAGATAAAAACAGCAGCATAGATAAAAAAGAACAGGTGATGGCTTGGGTTGGTTTAGATTTAGGCGGATATGACTGGCCTACAAAAATTATTTCACGAGGGCCTAATAAAGGTCGTGTAAAATATGAAAAATATTGTTATGATATAGCAGACGCATATGTAATTTGTAAAGCTGGTATCATAATAAAAAATGAATAAACTAAATAAAAGATTAGATTTTTTCGATAGTTTTTTAAAAAATTATCATTTATCCAAGGACGGTGTTAATTTAAACATCTGGTGTCCTTTTTGTAATAACTCTAACAGAAACAAACTTAAGCTAGTCATACATTTAGAAAAATGCTTTTGGCATTGTTGGGTTTGTGATAAAAAAGGTTCTAATGTATCTTATCTTGTAAATAAAATAAACAGAAGTATAAGAGTTCCTGACGGTTTGTTTTATAAGCGAAACGAGTCAAAAAGCTTTGATTTGTTTGGTGAAGAAGAAGAAATAGAAGATATAGATCCTGTTTTTTTGCCTGAAAAATTTGAATTCTTTTTAGATAATTTTAGTCCTTCTTCACCTGATGCTAAAGATATTTTTAAATACGCATTAAAAAGAGGAACAAACAAACATAAACTTTGTATGTTAAGAATGGGATTTTCTACATCTAACGATTTTAGAAGGTTTTTGATTTTACCTTCTTACGATGAAAAAGGTGAGTTAAACTATTATGTATCTAGAAACATTGATGTAGATACAAGTTGTGGTTATAAATATAAAAATGCTACAGTCCCTAAAAAACACATTATCTTTAATGAAATTAATATAGACTGGAATATTCCACTTACAATTGTTGAAGGTCCACTTGACTTATTAAAGACTAATGATAATGCAACTTGCTTATTAGGCTCTTCGCTTACTGAAGATATGTTGCTTTTTAAAAAAATAGTTCAAAACAAGACAGATATAAAATTAGCCTTAGACAGTGATGCATATTCTAAATCTATAAAAATAGCAAAAACACTTTCAGCATATGATGTAAAAGTAGATATTCTAGATACAAGAGGCCCAAGTGATATTGGTGATATGTCTAGAGATCATTTTAACAAAATCTATAGTGAATCTAAAAATTATACTGAAGAAGATTCATTATTATCAAAAATAAGAATGTTATAGGGAAATTAAATGTTTAAATGCGCGCATATAAGCGATGTACACTTTAGAAGCTTAAAAAGACACGATGAGTATAAACAAGTTTTTACAGATTTGTTTTCAAAACTAAAAGAAATAGAGTTAGACTGTATTTTTATAGGTGGTGATATTGTGCACTCTAAGACGCAAGGAATTACACCAGAGTTAATAGATGTTTTGACTTGGTGGTTTAATGGTCTTGCAAGTATAGCACCAACGCACGTCATTCTAGGTAATCATGATGGTCTAATTTTAAACGAAGACAGACAGGATGCTATATCACCTATTTTAACAGCTATTAACAACCCAGATATCTATCTTTACAAAAAGAGTGGTGTATATCCAACAGGTGTAAACGGGTTTAACTGGTGTGTTTTAAGCTGTTTTGATGAAAAAGGTTGGGAAGATGTATATCCAGTAGAAGATGAGATTAATATTGCATGTTTTCATGGTGCAGTTTTAGGATCTACAACAGATGTAGGCTGGGAATTAGATGGGGAAGTTGGTTTATCTTTCTTTGAAGACTATGACTTTGGTTTTCTAGGAGATATTCATAAAACTCAGTATCTTGATGAAGAAAAAAGAATTTGTTATCCAGGAAGTACGGTCCAACAAAACTATGGTGAAGATATTAAAAAAGGTTTTGTTTATTGGGAAATAAACAGCAAAAATGACTTTAAATCTTCTTTTATTCAGGTAGAAAACCCATATCCTTTTTTAACTATTGACTGGAAAGGCTCAGTTGAAGATACAATCGATTTTGCTAGACCCGTAAAGAAAGGTGTAAGATATAGAATTAGATCAAACTATGGTTTGAGTCAAGCTGAGATTAAAGTTTTACACTATTATTTAAAAAATGACAAAGAAGCACATGAAATTGTATATCAAGTACTAAATAGTTCTAAAGATAAAATCAAAGAAAGTAAAACAATACAACAAAATACTCAAATCGATATTAGAGATAAGAGTACAAGATTTAAAATTTTAAATGATTGTTTTGAAAACTTAGATGAAAGCACTATTGAAGGATTAGACGATTTATTTGCTAAAAACTTAGACAAAATACCCAATACACTATCAGACAATGTTGGTCAAAAGTGGTCTATTAATTCTTTAAAGTTTAATAATACTTTTTCTTACGGAAAAGATAACTTTATTAATTTTGATAAGTTGTCTGGTGTAATAGGTGTTTTTGGTAATAATCGTGCAGGTAAGTCTTCAATCCCAGGAACTTTAATGTACACTTTATTTAATTCTACTGATCGTGGTAGTTTAAAAAATCATGATGTAGTTAATATTCGCAAAGGTTCTTGTAATGCTGAAGCTGTTATTACTATCGGTACAGAACAATATCTAGTCTCTAGAGAATCATCTAAAAAAACAAACAATAAAAACATCACTTCAGCGACAACAAAGCTTAATTTAACGTCGCTAAATAATAATGTAGATGAAAGTGAAGAGCAAAGAAGAGAGACAGAAAAGATTCTTCGTAACTTAATTGGTACATCTGAAGATTTTCTTTATACATCTTTTGCTTCTCAAGGTGAGATGAATACATTTATTAAGGAAAAAACAAGTGCTAGAAAAAATGTATTATCTAAATTTTTAAACTTAGACATTTATGATATGTTAAGTAAAGAATCTAAAGATGATTACATTGTTTTGAAAAATAAAGTTAAAAACTTAAGTGAAAAAAGTTGGGATGATTTAATACAAAATAATATTAAAGAAATATCTCAAATTAAAAGTAATCTAAGACTTTTAGAGGAAAAAAGTGAAGAGTTAAGAAAAAAAGAAGTAGATATTAATATACAATTAGATAGAATATCTAAAAATACTAAAAAACATCCTTCAGGTTATACTAAGACTTCTGCAGAAAGCGAGCTAATTTATTACATTTCAAAACTAGAAAAGCTAGGAAACGAAAAAACAGACCTAGAAAACAAATTAGAAAGCAATAAAGAAGCACTTGGAAAATTTACGTTATTTAAAGAAAAATATCCAATTGACAGTCTAAATAACGATAAAGAAAAATTAAACGTTTTAAATAAAAAATTACAAACCTTAAAAAGTCATAAAAAAGTAATAAACGTTTCTGCTAGAAATGCAAAAGATCAACTTAGGATTTTAGATCAAGTGCCTTGTGGAGACGAATATCCTACATGTAAGTTTATAAAAAATGCTCATAGTTCTAAAGGCGAAATTGAAGATATTAATAAACAGCTTAAAGAAGTAGAAGGTTCTATCTTCGAATATCAGAGTTTAATTGAAAACTTAATACACGAAGGTATTGAAGAAAAAATAAAAAAATATAACGACATTTTGGCAAAAGAATACAGATATCAAGTTGATCAAAAATCATTAATTGCAAAAATAGAAGCTTCTGAAGAAAAAATAAATGCAAACGTAGAAAATATTAAAAAATTCAAAGCTTTATCTGCAGAACTAGAAGATTTCAATAGTGAAGATTTAATCATAAAAGAAAAAGAAATTAAAACAGAATTAAAAGAGAATAGCGAGAATATAAGCAATAATAAACACGAGCTGTTTAAAAATCAAAAAATCATTTTTGTATTAGAAGAAGAAATAGTCTCCCTAGAGAAAGAAAAAGAAGAATATTCAAAATTAAACAAAGAGTATAAACTTCATGACTTGTTTTCTCTAGCTGTTTCTAAAAAAGGTATTCCCACAATGCTTATTAATTCTTGCCTTCCTTTAATTAATAAGGAAATATCTGATATTCTTAGCGGTGTTACTAATTTTAAAATTGAGATTGATGAAGATGAAAAAGGTAATAACTTAGATGTTTTTATTGACTACGGAGATTCTAGACGAGTAATTGAATGTGCAAGTGGTATGGAGAAGATGATGGCATCTATTGCAATCCGGGTTGCTCTAATTAACATATCTTCTCTTCCTAAGTCTGACGTCTTTATAATAGATGAAGGTTTTGGTGCATTAGACTCTTCAAATATAGAAGCTTGTGGTAGATTACTAAGTAGTTTAAAAAAATATTTTAAGTCTATAATGATAATATCACATATCGATGGAATTAAAGATATTGTTGATAAAAATATTGAAATAAGTATCAAAGGTAAAGACTCACATGTTCGATTTGAATGAAGGATGGCAGAAGATTGATAATGAAACTGAAGAAAAAATACAGGGCACTACAAGATTTATCAGACCTATTGTTTTTGATTTTTGTCCTATTAGTTGTAATTCTTGCAAGCAGTCGATTGCAACGATTGAAGATGTTGAAATGATGAAAAAAGAAAAAGTTTGTGAGCAATGCTATGAAATGTTTTATTATACAAATAAAGATAAATGGAACAAAGGATGGCGTCCTAAATTAAAAACTATAGATAATTAATATTTATTTCTATACAAAAGGTTGAAATATGGAATACGATTTAATAACAAAGCTTGGAAACTGCATTGATAATGTTTATAACAACTATGCAGAGTCTAGTGATAGAAGAACAGTTGCAAAAGTTCAAGATGATCATCTTATAATTGAATATAGAACTATTTTAAGAGTTGCAAAGGATTGCGAACTTGAAATGCAAATGAATTTAGTGAAATCTGAGTCTAAACAAATGATTGAGTCTAGACTTAGAACAATTAAAGAAATATTTAAAGAAAGTGCAGGAAGAGGATTAAAAGTTAAAAAAGTCACAGACTATGACAATATAGAGACATTAACAGTAAGTCCGTATAATCCATTAAGAACTCTTAAATACACATTTTCAGTAGGTTATGAGGTCTCCTGAAAATGGCACAAAGATTATCTAGAAATGGACAAATAAACGAAATTATAAAATGTGGTAAAGACCCAGTTTATTTTATGAACAGGTATCTAAAGATTCAACATCCTGTGAAAGGCTTGATACCTTTTAAAACGTTTCCTTTTCAAGATGATTGTGTTAAAGAATTTAATGATCATAGATTTAATATAATTCTAAAGTCTAGACAGCTAGGTTTATCAACGTTAGCTGCTGCTTATGCAGTTTGGCAAGCAATATTCTATAAAGAAAAAAATATTCTTATTATTGCTACAAAACTTGCAGTTGCACAAAACTTTATAAGAAAAGTAAAGACTTATATGAAGTCTATGCCTAAGTGGCTATTAGTTCCAACAGTTACAGCAAACAATAAGCAGCAAGTTGAATTTTCAAACGGTTCACAAATAAAAGCAGTACCGACATCAGAAGATGCAGGTCGTTCTGAAGCATTATCATTATTAATTGTTGATGAAGCTGCTTTTGTTAGAAACTTTGACGAATTATGGATGGGTTTATATCCTACTCTGTCTACTGGTGGGCGTGCTATTCTATTATCTACTCCAAATGGTGTAGGTGGTCAATATCATGAAATATACACTAAAGCAGAACGCAAAGAAAACAAGTTTAACAATATAAAGCTAATGTGGGATGTTCACCCTGAAAGAGGCGATGAGTGGTTCAATAGAGAAACTAAGAATATGTCGCAAAAACAAGTTGCACAAGAGCTTCTTTGTGACTTTGCATCTTCAGGAGATACATTTTTAACAGCTGAAGTATTAGAAAAAATAAGACTAACAACTAAGTCGCCTATTGAAAAAAGTGGTCCTGAATATAATGTTTGGTATTGGGAATATCCAATTGAAGGTGTTAATTATATTTGTTCTGCAGATATTGCAAGAGGTGACAGCGGTGATTATTCTGCTTTCCATATTATAAACACTAAAGATAATTCTATAGCAGTAGAATATAAAGGTAAAATACCGCCAGATCATTTTGCTTCATTAATATATGATGTATCTAGAAGATTTAATTCTGCAGTTATTTGTCCAGAGAATAATGCATATGGGTACTCTGTTTTAACAAAACTTCAAGACTTATCATATAAAAATATTTATTTCTCTTCTGAAAAAGAAAAATACAAGTTTTTATATGGAGATGGCTCAAATATAGGAAAAGCTGGATTTAATACAAACAAAGACAGTAAAGAGAAAATTCTTGCAAATTTTGAAGAATCTTTAAGGAATAATAGACTTAAAACTTATTCTCAAAGGCTTTTCGAAGAGTTAAAAACATTTGTCTGGAACGGCAAAAAAGTTGGTGCAATGAAAGGATATAATGATGACCTTATTATGTCACTTGCAATAGGCTGTTGGCTTACAGATAGCAATTCAAATACTTATAATGTTGAGCAAATTAAGCAAGCAGATTCTTTATTAAAAGGAATGGAAGTTAACAATACACAAGCAAAAGATACAATAATATCACCTTTTTATACAAACAAACATAACGTAGTAAATCCTTTTGTACCTGTTTTTATGTCTAACAACAAATTTTCAGGAAAAGAAATTACAAAATCAAATCCTCTAGGTGACTTATCCTGGCTAATAGGGAAATAATAGATGGCACAAGAATCAAATTCGACTTTATTTAAAAAATTAACAGATCTTTTTAGATCTGGTCCTGTTGTAAGAAGAAAAGTAAAGAAATTCAAAGGAAACAGTACTTCTAAATCTTCACTTGAAATCTTTAAAAAAGCTCATAGTGATGTATATAACAGTACACTGTCAGCTTACGGATCTTATGACAGAATGGCAAGATACTCAGACTTTTCAGAAATGGAAGCTACTCCTGAAATTAACTCTGCGTTAGACATTTATTCAGAAGAATGCGTCTCACCAGATGTTGATGGTCAAGTATTACATATCAGTTCAGATAACAGAATGATTAAACAAATCTTAGAAGAACTTTTTTATGATGTACTTAATGTTGACTTTAATCTAGTAATGTGGATTAGAAACCTCTGTAAGTACGGAGACTTTTTTCTGTTTAATGATATTCACCCAGAGTATGGTGTTATTAATTGTTTTCCAATTCCTATTGCTGAAATTGAAAGAGAAGAAGGATTTGACCCAGATGATCCAGCTGCAGCAAGATTTAGGTGGGTAACGCAAGGAAATAGAGTTCTAGAAAACTGGCAAGTATCACATTTTAGATTATTAGGTAATGATGCATTCTTACCATATGGTTCTTCAGTTTTAGAAGGTGCTAGACGTATTTGGCGGCAATTAATTCTTATAGAAGATGCAATGCTTGTTTATAGAGTTATTCGTTCTCCAGAAAGACGTGTATTTTACATTGACGTTGGTAATATACCACCAGAAAATGTTGCAGACTATTTAGAGCAAGCACAAACATCTCTTAAAAGAAACGCAGTTGTAGATAAAACAACTGGACAAGTAGACTTAAGATATAATCCACTTTCAGTAGATGAAGACTATTTCTTGCCTGTTCGTGGCGGTGATACTGGCACACGTATTGATACCTTAGCAGGTGGTTCAAACACAACTGCAATCGAAGATGTAGAATATATCCAGAAAAAACTTT